GCTCGGCCAGGGCGGCAGCAAGGAAAAGACCGCCGAGGTCCAGACCAGCCAGCCGACCGCCGAGGAACGCAAGGCCGCCGAGGACGCCACGAAGAAGGCGGGTCTCGATCTGAGCACGGTATCGGCCGAATACGCCGAACAGGGCGGCCTCTCGGAGGACACCTATGCCAAGCTGTCCGAGGCCGGTTACCCGAAGGAGATGGTCGACATCTACATCGAGGGCCTCACCAACCGTCTCAATGCCACGACCAACGCGGCTTATGAGGTCACGGGTGGTCAGGAATCCTACGGTGCCATGATCGACTGGGCCATCGCGAACCTCTCCGACGAGGAGCAGGACGCTTTCGACCGAGCGGTGAACTCGAACAACAAGGCGACGGTCGTCATGGCCGTGAAGGGCCTCAAGGCCACCATGGATGCCGCCGTGAAGGCTACCGCATCCGAGGAGCCAGATCGGCAAGGGCGGCAAGGTCGCCGCTGCGGTATATGAAACCCTCGACGACTACATGGCCGACCTCAACGACCCCCGCTACGACACCAACGAGACGTTCCGGCGTCAGGTGATGGCGAAGCTCGACCGCTCGAACGTCATGTAAGGCAACGATGGCGAGAGACTACAAGAAAGAATACGCGGCCTCTCGCCGTCCTGACCGCCGTGCCGACAACATAGCTCGCAAGAGGGCTCGTCGGCTGATGATCAAGAAGGTAGGCAAGGCCGCCCTGAAAGGCAAAGAGGTGGACCACACGGTCCCCCTCGCGGCCGGTGGCTCCAACAAGCCCGGCAACCTCGGCATCCTGACGATTGCAGCCAATCGCCGGAAGCAGCCGAAACGAAAGTGACACGGCCCCGGTCCCTGCTTTTAGGCAAACCGGGGTCTTCTTATCGGGCAGTCGTTTATGATGGAAAGACGCAGGGTAGCGCCCTGAGAAGCGTGTTCAACCCACGCCGCCCGACCAGTTTCCAAAGAATAGTCAATGGCATGATCCCGCCTCTCTTTAGAGGGCGATCCCCCACGATTTCGTAGAACAAACTTTGCAAAGTAGTTCCGGGCCGCTTCGGCGATAACCCCAAATGAAACCCAGAGTTTCCGACCGAAATCACCTGTCGAGCCTGAACGGCTCGCTTTTGACTTCTCATGGAAACTTTAATGGCTCAGACGAGCACTGTTAACGCTGGCATTCCTGCTGGCCCGTCGCATAGCGACAATCTCTACCTCAAGGTCTTCTCGGGCGAAACGATGAAGGTCTTCAACACTCGCACGGTCCTCAAGGGTCGCCACCGCGAGCGTACGATCTCCTCGGGTAAGTCCGCTCAGTTCCCGGCCATCGGCAGGGCGGCTGCGGAGTACCACTCGCCCGGTAACGTGATCCTCGGCCAGAAGATCAACGCTGGCGAGAAGGTCATCACCATCGACGACATGCTGATTTCTTCGACGTTCGTTTCGAACTTCGAGGAGGCCATGAACCACTACGAGGTTCGCTCGGAATACGCATTCCAGATGGGCGATTCTCTGGCTCAGGCCTATGACCAGCATCTGTTCGCGATTGCAGCCAAGGCCGCCAAGGCCGGTACGACCGGTGCAGTTTCCGAGATGGGTGCAGCGACCGAGCACAAGATCGGTGCGTCCCCGACGCTCGCCAACATCGTTGACGCGATCTACGCCGCTGCGACGCTGTTCGACAGCACCAACATCCCCGAGAGCGACCGCACGGTCTTCGTGACCCCGGCCGTCTACTGGGACCTGATTCAGGATGGCTCGTTCATCAACCGCGACTTCGGTAACGGTGGTGCGAACCAGAACTCGGGTGGTCAGCTGAAGGTCGCGACGTTCGACGTTGTTCCGACGAACAACCTCGCGAAGAACTTCGGTGTCGCCACGCTGGCGGGTAAGCAGGCCGGTGTCGCCACCACGGACTACACCGTGGACGCCACCAAGGCGCTTGCCCTGGTCATGCAGAAGCAGGCCCTCGGCACCGTCAAGCTGATGAACCTCGCGACCGAGAAGGAATATCAGGTGAGCCGTCAGGGCACCCTGATGGTCTCGCGCCTGGCTACCGGCCACGGCGTCCTTCGCCCGGAATGCCTGCGGCTGATCTCGGCCCTCGCGTAATCCACCAAGACCGAAAGGTCACTTAGGGAGTCCCTCCGGGGGCTCCCTTTTTTCTTTTCAGGGAACACCCCATGGCGGCCATTACCCCCAAGACAGAGCTTAGTGCTGTCAACCTCATTCTCCGCAACGCGGGTGAGACCCCAGTTAACTCGCTTTCCGGCGTGGTGCCTCTGGAGGCCTCTCAGGCTCGCGAGACCCTGATCGAGGTATCCGAAGACGTCCAGTCTCGTGGTTGGTATTTCAACACAGAGGTCTTTGAGCTTTCGCCCGACAATGACGGGCACATCCTGCTCCCGACGAACACCCTGAGTGTCCGAACGACTGGAGCATCCAAAGCCATTCCGGTCACCTCCCGTGGCCGCAATCTCTACAACATGACGCCCCTCGCGACGGGGCCGGTTTTCACTGGTCCTATGACCGTGGAACTGGTCTTCGGTCTCGATTTCGAACAACTCCCCTCGATTGCCCGGCGATACATCGCCCTCAGGGCCGCCCGGGTCTTTCAGATCAGGGAGAGCGGCGACGAGATGAACTCCCAGGAAGACAACGCCGACGAGGCGCGCGCCCTGGCCGAGCTTCATGCTGAACAGCTGGCCGCCGAGCCGCTGACCCTTCGGCAGTCGTGGAGTGTTCTGGACGTCGTGTCCCGTATCCCTACCGGCATGGTCCTCTAATGTCCTTCATCTCTGGAGCCATCCCCAACCTGATCGGTGGGGTGTCTCAGCAGCCGCCTGAAATCCGGGCGCTCAACTGTTCGACCTCGCTCACCAACACATGGTCCGACGTGGTCTCAGGGCTCTCGACGCGGCCCGGGGCGATGTACCTCGGACAGATTGGTCCCGCGCCCGCTGCCGGGTCCACGGTGGCTACCCACGTCATCAATAAGGCCACGGGCGACTACCACGTCTCGATCTACGATGGGGCCGTTCGGGTCGTAAAGACCACCGACAGCGGAACCATTGCTCAGACTGTAACGGTCGAGGGCGGCGCGGATGCTTACCTATCGGGGACCCCTGATGCCGCCTTGAACTTCGGCTTCATCACCGTGGGCGATACGACGTTCATCTACAACCGCTCGAAGGTTGTCACGAAGACCGTGACGGCCGAAGCGGGCCTCTCTGGGATCGTCGATGGCGGCACTGCCCGCCTTAACCCGAACCGCTACGGCACTGCCTGGGTGAAGCAGCGTGGCGCAGGTTGGAACAACTATTCGGTCTATTACAACAGCGTCCTCAAGGCCAACATCTCGACCGACAACAAGACGGCGTCCGAGATCGCTGCAGACCTCTCGGGGAAGCTCACGACCGCCTCGATCACGAATACGGTTGTCGCGGGGTCGATCATCTCCGTCCAGCTGGCCGCCGAGGGCGACTTCATCACCACGAAGGATGACTACGGCGATCAGGCCATGGTGGGCTTCAACGATTTTATCGAGGAGTTCACCGATCTCCCGAACATCGACCGCGAGGGCCGCCTGGTTCTCGTGAAGGGCGCGATGGAGGACGAAGGCGACGACTATTGGGTCTGGTACAAGAAGGGTCGGTGGGAGGAAACCTACGGTTGGAACTCCTACGAGAAGCCCGACAACACGACCATGCCAGTGATCCTCAGGGACAACAGGGATGGGACGTGGACGCTCAAGTACAACAACTACCCCGGCCGTGAGATCGGAGACGCCGATAGCAATCCGACGCCGACGTTCGTTGGCAGCACGATCCGCCACATGTTCCTCTACAAGGGCCGCATGTGCATCCTGTCGGATGAGAACTTCATCGCCTCCCGCATCAGCAACTTCGAGAACTTCTACCGGCAGACCTGTACGCAGCTGCTCGATGAAGATCCAATCGATATCGCTGCGGCCAACAGCCGAGGGGCGTCTGCGAACTTCGCCAAGGAGTTCAACGAGAGCCTGCTGATCTTCACAGCGTTCGACCAGTTCCGGGTTTCCGCCGACAGCGACGGCCTGCTCTCGCCGAACACCGTGACCATCAAGAAGGTCAACTCCTACAACAACTCGCCGGATGTCGAGCCGAACTTCATTGGCCCAAACGTCGCCTTCGTGGATGACTACGGGACCCAAGGGTTCGCCTCGATGCGCGAGTATCAGGTGGAGAAGACCTTCGGCACCGAGGTGGCCCTCCCGATCACCGACGCTGTCCCTGAGTACATCCCTACGGGTGTCTTCAAGGTCATCGGCTCGTCGACCTATAACAACCTCGTCGTCCTCACCAAGGGCAACCGGGGGATGCTCTGGCTGTACAACTACTACTTCAACAGCGAGGGAAAGGTGCAGTCGAGTTGGCAGGACTGGTCCTATACCGGCTCTGTGCATTCCGCCGATTACAGCCGAGACAGGCTGATGGTCGCGGTGGTCTACAACGGGGCGCTGAACCTTCTCCAACACGTCTTCGACGCTGGGGCCGACACGATCCTCGACAAGAGAAGCATCCTGCTCGACCACGGATGCCACGAGACGCAGGTGACGCGATCCAAGGTAGGCAACGACACCAAGGTCACCCTGCCCTACACGCCAGCCTCCGGAGACCTGAGCAAGCTCGTCCTGGTGGTTTCCCCACAGAACACCGGATCGGCCGTCAAAGCTCAGACCTACAGCCCTAGCGGCGCGGTTGGGGCGGTGCTCACGTTCCTCAATGTGGACCTGACGGACAGCCAGTTCGTTGTGGGGCTTCGGTACGAGTTCAGGTGGAGGCTCAGCCCCATCTACATGCGCGACCGCAACATGGTCGCCATCCAAGACGGACGGTTGCAGCTTCGCAGGGTCTCGTTCCTCTACAACTACTCGGGTCCCTTCAAGACCCTGTTCACTCCTACCGCTCGTGACACCTACACCTCCATCTTCTCGGGTTTCCGGGTTGGGGCTGCTGGTGACGAGATCGGCTCGTTGAGCCTGGACAGCGGAGAGTTCCGGGTCGCCGTCAATGGCGCTGGGGAACGCATGGACCTCGAAGTGATCGGACAGACCCCGTGGCGGGTTCGCTTCTCGACGCTTGAGTGGGACGGCTCATACCGGGCCAAGAAACGCAGGACATAAACCCAAATGCACTATGAGATACGGGGGGTCCGAGAGGGTGACCTCCCGTACCTCGCTAGAAACCTTCGAGCCGCTGATGCCCGTGAGCTAATAGCCACCTATGGGCACACGCGGTTCCTCCACGGTCTTCAGAGATCGTGCGGGTTGTCTGAGGAAGTCCTTGTTGGGGCTCCAGTAGGCTCCCCTCCCGCGATGCTATGGGGTGTGCGCCAGATTACCGAAAAATCCGCGGTGATCTGGGCCTGCGGAACCCCAGCGATCTTCAAGTTTCCCAAGGCTCTCGTCGAGAACAGCCGCACGACCCTGAAAAGGTGGTTCGTGGAGCGGCCCTCGGTCGAATACCTCATGAATTTCACTCACGCCAGCAACATAGCCCACCACAGGTGGCTGAAATGGTGCGGCGCGGAGCTACTTCCGGCCCTCCCAATGGGGCCTTTGGGTGAGCAGTTTCACCCATTCACCATTCGGAGAACCAAATACGATGTGTGACCTCGGTCTCGTACTAGGTCTTGCCGCTGGAGCCGCCAATGTCGCCGGGCAGGCCTCGGCCGCCGCCAAGAACACCAAGATGGTGAAGGATCAGGCGAACCTTGAATACGCCCAGCAGCAGCGAGAGTTCGTTGTCGAGAACAACGCGGCCCTGAAGGACGGCTATCAGGCCCGACTGGAAGGTGACCGAGCCAAATCGACAGCTGTGGCGTCAGGCGCTGGAATGACCGGCAACACGGCGGGTCTCAGGTTTGCTGAGCAGTCGCGCCAGCAGGCCCTATCCATCGCCAATGCCCGTGACCGCGCTGATGCGGCGAAGGCAAACTACGCCATGTCTGGGAAGTCCACTCAGATGGCAGCTCAGAACAAGATCAACACCCTGCAGGTCAACCCGATGTCCGCTTTCATGGATATCGCGACCTCAGGTCTCCAGAACTACGGAGCATTCCAGTAAATGGCCGCCCCACAGCAGAGTGCCGTCCCTACCTACAAAGAGACCTCGAACATCCAGATCAAGCAGACCGACTGGAACATGTTCGATTCCAGGGACACGCCTGGAGCGGCCCTTGCGAGGCTCCTCGGAGCGGTTCCCGGAGCCGTCAAGAAGAACGGCGAGATACAGAACAAGCCGCAGACGCAGAACGAGCAAGAGCAGCTGGCCGCCCTCGCCTCTATGGGGGCTGAGAAGGACCGCCTGAGGCTCTCAAAGGGTGGATCGGTATTCGGTCTCCTGACCAATCAGGAAGGCTCGATGGACGCCTACGAGCTTAACCGAGGACGCCGGGACGCCGATCTGGCCGCAGGTGCCCTCAGGGACGCCTACGCAGCTTCAGGCCTTGCCGACAGCGACGACCCCAAAGCCTTCCAGGCGTTCGTCCAGCAGCAGCAGAAGGACATCTTCGACAAGCTGAAGGGCTCCGACCAGTCGTACTACCACGGCTACATCACCCGCATCGGTGGTGTGTTCGAGGAAATGACGAAATCCCACGCCGGAAATCTCGACCAGTTCATCGGAAGCAAGAACAAGAGAGCCCTTGAGGCCCGCTACGACAGCAAGATCGCCGTCGAGATGGCCACCAACAAGGAGCGCAGCGCCTTCGGCACCTTCATGGACGCCACGATGGGCGGCGAGAGTGGTGGCAACTACAACGCCTTCCACGGCCACGGCGGAAACCAGAAGGTTCGCTTCACCGATATGACCATCGGCGAGGTCCTCGACTGGCAGAAGCGTGGCGACTGGCGGCACATGGGGGCCGGTAGCTCGGCGGTCGGCAAGTACCAGTTCATCGAGAGTACCCTGAGGGATGTCGTCCGAAAGACCGGCATCTCTCTGGACACCAAGTTCAGTCCTGCCGTGCAGGATCAACTGATCTTTGCCCGTCTGGTGAACGACCGTGGCATGATGGACTACCTGAACGACAAGATCAGTGCCGAGGACCTCCTCGACAAGGGTCTCGTGAAGGAGTTCGCCAGCCTCAAGGGGACCAATGGCAAGGGCGCTTACGACGGTGACGGTCTCAACAAGGCCTCAGTGTCTGCCCGCAAGACCATCGCAGCGCTGATCGCGTTCAAGCAGGCCTACCTGCAGGACCCGGCTAAGGTCACAAAGACCGACGCCAAGGGCACCATT